GATCGTCGCTACGTCATTCGCATCGGCGCTTACTGGCTGCACATCGCCGACGTCGATCCCCAACTGCTCGAGTCCGAAGGCGTCGAAGTCGACAACTCGCTGCCGCTCGTCTGGGAATTTGGCCGATGACCACCTTCACCGCCGAGACCCACGAGCAGGAGCGTGTACGCTACCTTGCTCAAAGCCTGGTGAGACTCGAGATGCAGGCCCGCCGCGCCGCCTACCTCGGCCAGCTCGAGGTGGCCAAGGATCTCTGGCAACAGCGCGACGTCATTCGCGAACGCCGCTCGTACCTGATGCGTATCCTGTGGACCCGCCAGGGCGTCACCAGGCGATGACGCGCGGCGTCCCGCACCCAGCCCAGCTCCGCGCCGAAGCCGTCGCTGCCGTCCTCGCCGGCGCCACGCTCGCTGAGGTCGCCCGCCGCTACGAAGTGAGCAAGCAAACGGTCAGCACTTGGCTCGCGCAATCGGACGAGGTTCGGTCTGTTCGGACCGAGCAGCGCGCGCGCGATAATGAGCCCGATCTGGGTGACCTCATCCTCGGGCTCATCGCGCAGCACATCGCCACGATTCAATCTCAATTACAGGTCACAGCGCGCCCGGATTGGGTTGAAAAACAACCCGCTGCCGAGCTTGCCCAACTGGTTGCGGTTGAGCGAGATACCGTCCTTCGACTTCTCGCCGGACTCCGACCAGCCACAGAACCCGAGTCCGGAACAACAGTCGTGGAAACCACTGCCCTACCAGAGCCCACCTGATGAAGCGGACGACTGGCTGTACTGGCTGCTCATCGCCGGCCGCGGCACTGGCAAGACCGACGCCGGCGCCCACTACGTCGACACCTACGCTCGCAAATACCCCGGCTCCAGAATTGCCGTGATCGCACCGACCACCGGCGACGCTCGAGCCGTGTGTGTCGAGGGCGAGACTGGGCTCCTGGCCGCCAATCGCGCCATTCGCTTCAATCGCTCCTGGGGCGAGCTCGTGTGGCCGAACGGCTCAAAGGCCCAGCTCTTCGGCGCCTATAACCCCGACGACGCCGAGCGTTTGCGCGGTCCGCAGCACCACCTGGTCTGGTGCGACGAATTCGCTGCCTGGCGGCAAGCCAAAGCCTGCTGGGACATGATGCGCCTGGGCTTGCGTCTCGGCGAACGGCCTCGAGTCGTCATCACCACCACGCCCAAGCCCAGACCCAAATTGATCGAGCTGATCAACGATCCGCGGTCGATCGTCACCACCGCGCATACCGACGACAACCCACACTTGCATCCTGACGTTCGGGCCGAGCTGTACGCGCAGTACGGGGGTACTCGGCTCGGGCGCCAGGAGCTGGCCGCCGAGATTCTGACCGACGTTCCAGGCGCACTGTGGAATCGAGATAAGCTCGAGGAGAATCGTGTCCGTGAGCATCCCGATCTGCTGCGTATTGTCATTGCTATCGACCCTTCAGGCGGCAGCACAGAAGGCCATGCCGAAGTCGGAATTGTTGCTGCCGGGCGAGGTACAGATCGACACGGATACATTCTGCGAGACGTGTCAGAGCGCCTTAGTCCTGAACGTTGGGCGCGTCGAGCCGTTCAACTTTTCTACGAGCTGAACGCCGACCGCATCGTCGCCGAGAAAAACTTCGGCGGCGACATGGTGGACTACACCATTCGCACCATCGATCCCGAGGTGCCGGTGCGCCTGGTTTCAGCCAGCCGCAGCAAGCAGATCAGGGCCGAACCAGTGTCGGCATTGGACGAGCAGGGACGGGTTCACCACGTCGGGACGTTCCCCGTGCTCGAGGACCAACTATGCTCGTGGGTGCCCGACTCGGGCGACCCGTCACCCGATCGATTGGACGCTCGAGTCTGGGCTATCACCGAATTGATGCTCGGCGGTCAGGAGGTGCGTTTTATCTAATGCCCAACCCCATTCTCGGCCTCCTGCGCGGCGATTACTTGCCGCGGCGCCAGCGACCGATCATCGCCAAAGAGCAGAAGGTGCTCGAGCAGAAGCTTTACTTGTATCCCGATTATCTGAACCCCACGGTTGCCACCGATCCCGACATCTACGCCGCCATCCGTCTCGGCACGCTGGTACACGGGCCGGGCGCCACCGAGATGACGTATCGCGCCTGGCACTACGAGGACGCGAACTCGGCCGTGTTCGCCTGTCTGTCTGCGATTGCGACGGCATATCCCGAGGCGGCGCCGCGGGTATTTCGCGAGATCGAACCGGGTAAACGCGAAGAGCAGCCCGATCATCCGCTCAAGGCGTTACTCGATAAGCCGAACCCGTATATCAGCCGTGAGAACCTCTGGCATTATGTGCAGTGGTCTAAGCACGTCACGGGCAATGCCTACTGGCGCAAGATCCGCTCGGGAGCTGGTCCAGTGGTGCAGCTCTGGCCCATCTCCCCGACGCGCATCCAGCCCGTGACGACGAAAGAAGATGCGGCTCGAGGCGTGTTCATCTCGTGGTACGCCTACACGTTCGATCCGGCCCAGGATCCCGAGCGCATTCCGCCCGAGGACATCGTGCATTTCAGGCTCGGCCTGGACGACAAGGACCACCGCGTCGGCGCATCCCCACTCGCACGTCTTGTCCGAGAAGTAGCCGGCGACGAGGAAGCGCACAAGTGGCAGACCACCATGCTCGAGAACGGCGGCAGCATCGGCATGCTGGTCGAGGTGCCCGAGAATTCGACGATCACCACCGAGGGCGCCGAGCAATTGAAGCTCGATTTGCAGGAACGGTTCACGGGCAATAACCGCGGCAAGGTCGGCGTGTTGACGGCCGGCGCGACGGCCAAGCCGTACGGGTTCTCGCCGTCGGACATGGACATGAAGGCGCTTCACCGCATCCCCGAGGAGCGCATCGCGGCTGTGCTGCGCGTCCCGGCCATCATCGCTGGGCTCGGTGCTGGTCTGGACCGCAGCACCTACTCCAACTTCCGCGAAGCGCGCGAGATGTTTGCCGAGATGTGCATGCTGCCGCTGTACAGCTTCGACGCGGCCACGCTGAACATGCAGCTCACGCCCGAATTCACCAGCGATCCCAAGATCAAGGTCGACTTCGAATTGACCGATCTACGGGCCATGCAGGAAGACGAGGATGCCAAATTCAAGCGATTGAACGAGGCGGTCAAGACGGGCTGGGTGCGGCCGAACGAGGCCAGGACTGAGGTCGGCCTACCGCCCGACATGGACGAGCTCGAGGTGCCGATGCCGAAACTGCCGATGATGGGTGCGCCACAGGAGGAAGGCGAGCCCGAGGAAAAGCAGCGCTGGCATCAGCCGAAGCCGCCCTCGAGGCGCGCCATGAGGATGCTGCCCGACGTGTTGCAAGCCTTTGTCGACGTGGCGACACCTGGGTTGCAGGAAGATCTCGAGGGCTATTTCGAGGGGCAGCAGCAGCGAGTCAACGGCAACCTGACGAATGCCTGACGTCGACGACATCTACGACGCCGAGGAAGAGCAAAAGCGGCTCGCCGCCATCCTCGAGCAGCGCTACGTCAACATGCTCACGGCCGTGCATGCCGCCATGGTCCGATTGTTCGGACTTGATCCCGATCGATACCGGGTACACGACGCCGCCGTAAACGCGCTGCTGGTCGACGCCGCCCAGCGTGTCGTCAGGATCGACGAGACCACGCGGCAGGCGATCGCCGAGCAGCTACGAGTTGGCCAGGCGCTCGGCTTCTCGAACTATGAGCTGGCGCACGGAAAGCCCGAGGTCGGCTACCGCGGCATCGACGGGCTGTATCAGGAAACCTGGAAGGGCCGTGCGGACATGATCGCCAGGACCGAATTGCAGCATGCGCAGAACGAGGCGGCCATGAACCGCTATGCCGCCACGGGCATGGTGGACATGGTGCAGATCCTCGACGGCGACGACTGGGACGAACCCTGCTCCGCCAGGAATGGGCGCATCGTGCCGATCTCAGAGCGGCCACAGCTCAACCATCCGAACTGCACGCTCACCGTGGTGCCCGTGCTACGCGAAGGAATCGAAGTCTAGTGCCTGGAAAAAAATACGCGTCCATTCGTCGGCCGCGCGTCTATGAGGCGCTGAGGCGGCAAGGAATGTCCAAGACGCGCGCGGCGAAGATCAGCAACTCGAGGCATCGGCGTCGCCGGTGAAGGGCCCGCGCGTCCTGGCGCTCTACGGCGATGAGAATGGCTGCACGCTGTGGCGCGTCTGGTCGCCGTTCATGGAACTACAGCGCCGCGGTTATGGTGCCTGGTTCCGCGATAAGGACGATCCCGAGACGTACACGCCCGACTTCTCGTACCTGGCCGCCACGCGCCTGGACGCCATCATCCTGCCGCGGTTCCACTGGGAAGATCAGGCGATCGCGCGCCGCTGGATTGCCGCCCTGCACCGCGCCGGCCTGGCCGTCATCTACGAGCTGGACGACGACGTGCTCACCCCGCAGATCGGAGCTCGCCAGCATGCCACCGTCGAAACCCACAAGACCCTTGAAGCGCTCGAGCAGGATCGTCGTGACCGAATTGCTACCGTCCGGCTCTGCGACGGCGTCACCACCACCACCGCCGCCCTCGCCGCCGTCGTCAGGCAATACGTGGACGCTCCAGTGCACGTCGTGCCGAACCGTGTTGACATTCGCTGGTTCCGAAGGACGCTGCACGGGGTGCGGCGCACTGTGGCGCCTCTCACGCTAGGATGGGCCGGCGGCGCGCGTTACCCCGAGGATCTTTCTCCAGTCGCCGAAGCATGGGCGAATATTGCGAGGCGGTATGAGAACATCCGATTCGTCGTCCAGGGGTTCCAGGCGGACCCGCTCGTGCAGGCGGTGCCGGCTGATCGCCTATGCCAACTGCCCTGGCTGCCGCTTGCTGAATACCCTCGAGCGCTCAAGAACATCGACATCGGCTGTGCCAGCGTCTCGCCCAAGCATTTCAACACCTGCAAGACGCCGATCAAGCTCTGGGAATACACGCTCGCCGGCGCCGTGAGCGTGGTGTCGCCGACGCTGTACGGCGAGGTGGCGACAGATGGCACTGATGCGCTGATAGCCGAGACCGCGGCCGAATGGGAGATCGCGCTCGGTCGGTTGATCGAAGATAACGAGCTGCGGCGCCGACTGTGGCGCAACCAACGCCGGCGTGTGGCCGAGCAGCACAGCCTCGAGCGCCACGTGCTCGAGTGGCCGGCAGCGTGGCAGGCGATCATCGATCGTTTCAACGGCAGACAGGCGTGGGCCAGGCTGCTCGCGGGTTGATGCGGGATTACCACTGCCCGAAATGCGGGCGATTGTTGTTCGAGTCCGACGCGTCTGCCGGCACGGTGCAGACGTTTTGCGCACGTTGCCAGAAGGTGCGCCTCGTCCACATTGACCGTAAAGCCCAGACTGTGCAAACTACGCGTACCGGTATCCGACCAGAGGGCCGCTGAGCCCCTAGTGCGCCAGAGCAGCCGCCGAGCAGCCCGTGCGCGTGGGGTTGCGGCGTGCTCAGCTACAAGGCAGTCGGGTTCCAGCTCGAGGATCTGAAAGCACGCGGCGACGACGGCTGGACGTTCGCCGGCTACGCCTCGACCTTTGGCAACGTCGACCAGGGCGGCGACGTCGTCCTCCGCGGCGCGTTTTCTCACAGCCTGCAGCACCGCACGCCCAAGCTGCTCTGGCAACACGACACGTCTGAGCCGCTCGGCCGCGTCCTGAGTCTCACAGAAGACGAGAACGGG